TTTAGTTGAGTCTCAACAATATCTTGAATGTCTGATCTCTGACTAGACGAAAGTGTAACACCAGAAGTCTGGTCGACATATGCTTCCAACCCCGACAAGAAATCTGCCGCAATAGATGAATTAGGACTGTCGAAAGTAGAGAACGTTTCTTTGGTCGTCTCTACTTTAAAATTTTCTGTAATGATCTTTGCCATTATATTACCTTAATTTCCTATCGATGTTGTTACTGCATCTGTTGCTGTCTGATCAAGAGATACGAGTTCTGTGGCTAATACCTCAGATGGAGTGCCTTCTGTCATTATATTCTCTTCTGTTCCTTCTGTGATGTACGGCTCATCTGACAAGTTCCATATTTGGAATTCAACATCAAGCGTACTATCTAAACTACTTGTACTATTTATGAGAGGGGAACTGAAGACTTTTGTGCCCGCAACTCCTACGGTGTCCTTAATAAGCTGTGTATACTTTTCAGGATCAATTACAGAAGATATCTCATATGAATACTCTTGATAATAATCATTATCATGTAAGTATTTAGTGTTATCACTTAAGAAAGATGTAGTAGAACTCCACTTTCCTTCTGTCTTACCTGGTCCAAGTGTTCGAATAACTGCCTTTGCAACTATTTGATGAGACTCGTTTTTAAGATCAACGACTTCACCATCAACATATCTGTATCCAGTGTTAGTGATATCAAGGTCTTCAATTTGTCCAGTCTCATAACTAGCATTACCAGAGATGATTGCGTTTCTACCCATAGCAAATGAATTAGAATCTGGTCTCACTCCACTGAGAGCATACTGATTGTTCTTAATAAAGATGGGATAGTTTTCATCAAAGTCATAGAACGATAGTTTCTGGAAGTAGAAGTCATTACCCTCTCTCTTCAAGAACTTGCCTTTTGCTTGATAACGAACAAACTGATCATTAGTGCCAGGCACAAAGTCAGCGTCCGGATTATTTCCAAAATCTGGATCTTCGATTTGAACTTGTTGTGTGACGATCTCGCCAACTTCGATTAAGAAGTTCGGGTTAGTAAATGTGAGAATACTATCACGGCTATCAAATCTAGAAACGTCAATATATTCAATTTCACTAAACACATCGTTGACATAGTTATTACCTTCACTCTCAGTAACAATGCTTGCAATAGATCCAATCGTAATTGACTTGGCTTCAAACGCATCTTTGATTTTTGTGTTGAGTGTTTCTGCATTAAAGCCTTGACTCAATAATGTACCACTCATGCCATAGTTAGTCGCAACAACGTCAGTCACAGTGCCAGATCCTGTCGCAGGACCAGTGGCAATAAATCTTGTGCCTATGTTATTATCTGCCGCACCAAAGTTTGTAAAGTCTGTACTACCAGTAGTTTCGATCTCATAGATGCCTGGATTTTGCATAGCAGTCGCATTGACAATAACAGCAAGAGGCTTGTCAGCAAAGTTGCCGATGAAGTCTGTGATGATACTTACTGACTCTTGGTTATTAATACCTTCTACTCTAAAACTTGCTGTAGCATTATAGTCAGCAATCGTAGTTATAGTAACATTACTACTACCAACTGTAACATTAACGGTCTCACCAGCGGGAAGAGAGTTAAACTCGAATCCAAATCCGTCTGCATACACAGCAGGTAATAATCTATCTTCAATCCATGATGTCTGTGCAGTTGTAGCGGTACCACCAATATAGTTTGTAAAGATAGTTGCATCTTCGCTATTAACATATCGTCTTGTAACAAAGTTGTATCCAGAGTTTGATATATCACCTAATCTGTATCCAGTATTATCAAGGTCTGAATTAAATATCGCAAGCATCTTTGGATCTACACTAGAGTCACCAGCACCAGCAAGTGCGAGTTGAGCCTGAACAAAACTTAAAAAGTCTGCTTTCGTATCTCTTGCAGAAGCGTTAGTGCTATCTTTATCTGGGTCTTGTCTATTTGATCTTACATAGAGTAGCGGGTGATTATATGCCACGACTCTTCCGCCGCCATTAATCGTTGCCGTGCCAGAAGGCGCATCGTCTGCAACAATATGTTGACCAGGCTGAATAGATTCTACAGCAGTAGAGCCAGAAACAATCAATGCTTGAGTAGAGATAGATACATCGATATCATTATTAACGACACTGTATCCGAATCCGTCATTCTCTTTTACAAAGTCGATCTTACCTGTAGTCGTTGTTGATATAGCACTCACAGTACCAGTCGCACTCGTACCTGTTCCGCCAATACTTGGATTACCAAATCGATCTAAGCCAGTTGATTCGATTGTAATAATGTCACCAACTTCTTGTCCAGCTACAGCCGTGCCTCGAATAACATTCACATCACTCAGAGAACCAGTAACTAGTTTACCATAACTTGTAGTTACACCTAGTCTTGTAACAGAGATCGAATCGTCAGATATAAATCTACCTGCTGAGTTAGACAAATACGCAATAGGACATATCGTACCAGAGAAGTTTACAAAGATTAGATCGTCTACAAATGCTGTTGCACCTGATACATCACCCTTAAGTTTGTCACCACGCTGAATAGGATATCCATCAATTGAAGTTACTGCACGAAGTTCTAGATACTCAGCCCCACCCCATATAGAGTCAGAAGGCTTTAGAATAGCAGTCGAAGGATAAAAGACTTCAATGTCTTCGTCAAAGAACATACGGAACAATAAGCGTAAACTCTCTTCAGAACCTTTTCGCTTGTATAAGTCTTGAATATGTTTTATAATGAATCGTGTATCGACTACAGTATCAATAGGTAAAGACTGAAGATACTTCTTCTTAAAGAATACCAGAAAAGACGCAAGTGTCGAATCAACATCACGGAGCTTAGGTACATTCCTATCCATGATAGATTCGTTATGCTCATAATAAGCCTTAACAAACTCTACGAGAAAGTCGCCTTCTTCTCTATACAGATCAGGAAACTGATCAGCAATCGTTGGCGAAATATGATCTCTTACATTGAGCATTCTTTATTCCGTTGTTGTAGTTACGTTGACAGTAATGTCTTCACCACGTATTGTAATAATACGATCTTTTGGAGCCTTGACATCTTTCGCTACTGAGTTAGCAATGAACTTAATGCCACTACCTTCATATGAATCGATAATTAAATTTGACAACTTGATCGCACCTGTGCTATAATCAATCGTACCAACACTACGCTTAAAGACTGATTGAGAGGCAGACGAAGCAGTCACAGCCATCATCTTACCAGCACCATCGTCTTGGAGTGTGACAAGCGTACCTTCGATAGTTAACTTTGTAGTACGTACAGCTGGTGTAAATCCAGACAAGCCAGTCGTAGCATCATATGCATATGGCTGTACAAGTGCAGTCTCATATGAGAAAGCAGGGTTCTGTACAATACCTAGAGTAGGCGTAATCTGAATAATAGGTGATGCAAAGATACTTGAAGAGATAATTGAATTGTCTACTGCATCAAGGGTAGCCGCCAAACGAGACTGACGTAATGTCTTATTAAAGTCTGCAAGACTATCAATAGAGTATGCCTCAATAGCACTTCTTACTTCGCTCTGAATCTGGGCAGGAGATTTCGTAGTATTATTAGGATCGAATACGACATCTACAACAGTATCAACAAACAAGAACTTCGCAGGAACAAACACAGGCTCAATCGTAAGAGGTGTCTTGTCTTTCAGATACTCAGTGAATGACGCAATCTCAAAGTCCGCAGCCCCTTCGCCGCCAGTCACATCAACAGAGATAATGACCTTTCCAAACTGAGGCGGGATAACTTCGTCACCACCATATACTGAAATCGCTTCGATATTTGGAAACCTATTACGTAGAAGAATTTCGTAGTCACGTGTCGTTACAGCACGTTCTTGTACTTGAAGAGCCTTAGGAGCAAACGCCCGTATAGACTCAGTAGTCTCCGCCGAGAGCCCGCCATTCGAAGGCGTTGTTACTGTGATCGATACATTAGCGGCACCTGGCAGACCATTACTTGTCATAGAGGTAACGCCGTTTGCATCTTCTGCGGCACAGATACGATACTTTGCTGTGATTGTATCACCTGGCGTAGGATGTTTTCCGAACTTGTCTTGTCCAAACTGTATAGAGTACTTCTCATCTTCTTCTGGCTGAAGATAGAATACTTTGTCAATAGCAGTAATGCCAAAGATATCTGTCTTATATACGTACTCTTCACCATTTACTTCTACGTAGAGTGAGCGAGTATCTATCATGTTATTAGACAGTATTGTATTCGATGTGTCAAGTGTTTCTGTAATTAATCTACCTTGATATACTTCTACGTCTTGTACAGTAAATGTTCGTGGCGCATTTGTAGTAGTCTCGGCTGATACAGCACTATATGCTTTCTCTGTCAAGAAGATAAATGTCTTGTTACCACACTTGCCGGATATCTTCGTATCTTTTGGTATAACAAAGAAGTTGCCTGATTGCGTAGCAGTGATATTAAATGTCACTACTGCTTTTGCTGATCTACGTGAGCGTGGTAAATAGTTTAATTCTTTTGCGTGTGATATCATACTATTACGTTCTTGAGCAGAGTCAAGGAACATCTCACTAATCATCATGTTATAATAGTAGTTATTATAGAACGTATTGTATGCGAGTAAGTCAAGCAATACATTCATGTTAGAGCCTTCGAAGTCGTAGTCAGCAAACCTATCTTGATTGCTTAGATAAGTCTTAAGTGCTGACTTCGTTGCAAAGAAGTCTAAGTTTTGTATTGGTGATATATTTGCCATTATCTTACCCTATCGATATCGATTGAAAGTGTTTGAGGTGTCTCATTATTTATGACATAGAATACAACGTTTATACGTACACTATTTGAATCAACGTCTCCAATGACTTCTACATTAATAATACCACAGCGTGGTTCGTATGCTTGTAGTGCAGATTCAATCTTGTCTTTAATGAGTATTGCTGTTACTGGTGTGGCATTCTCGAATAACATAGACTTGATATCACTACCAATCAAAGGCTGAAATAGTCGTTCGCCCTTATTCGTGAGTAGTATATTCTTGATTGCCTCTTTGACAGAATTTTCGTTTACTCTACGTGCAATATCATTACGGCCTGGCAATAGAGCCAAGTCCTTGTGAAAATCGCTGTGAAGTTCACGGCGTCTTGTAAGAGGTGTTATAGTAGCCATTCTTGTTGCCTTTTACTTTTATTTATGTTATACTGAACGAAGTTTGTCACGATCATGTCTCGAAACAAGCTCTACCCATCTAGCTGTCTGTGTTGTTGGTACTGGATAATCAGATGGTGTAGTAGGCTCACCCGCTACCCATGCTCTACGTCCACCTATGTCAAGATGTATAAACGAACTGTATACACCGATGCCAGTAAATCCAGCACGTGAGGCAGCAACAACAAATTGCGCTCTTGTATTATAGTCGCCTGTGACACGTACATCAATCGCATCACCTGTCATATGCTTAGATAGACTTGCTCCACCTACAGATGCATTCTTACCTGGTGAACGATATGCAGAATTAATCTTGACTTCAGTACCTGTTTGTGCTATAGTACGAAGTAGTTTAAACCATACATCATGATTGACTTTCTTCCAACCAGCACCCTTGAGATACTTGCCTTCGAAGTCATTCTCATTTAAAACTTGTGGCTCAAAAGAGAACTTGCCTCCAATACCGTTCTCATCCATACCAGCAACTTGTTCTAATTCTTCTTGTGAAGGACACGTAGGAGATTCGTAATTACCCGATGCTCCATCTGCTATCTCAGAGAGACTAGGTGCTTCTTCGTTGATCTTCTCGTTAGCGGCTTCGATATTCTTCGCTCTTTCGTCAGCAGAAAGTCTTAATGCACCAGCTTGTACTGCTTTCTTTGTCTCTACAAGACCCGCACTCTTAAGGGCAGCTTGTTCGATTGTCAATGCAGAAGCAAGTTTCTTAATACCATCAACTGGTGCTGTGAGTAGTGCTTGAATGATCTCTGTTAACTGGCAGAAGCGAAACATCATAAGTGCTACGTTCTCAGCAGTCAATCTTTCGAATTGAGCAACCATCTTCGCCATAAACTTCTCTAGTGATTTCTTCAATCCGTCTTTATTGACTTCATCGAAAAACTCTTTGATCTGATTAGCGGCTTCTTGGATATGCTTGAATGCAGACTTAGCGGCACACTTTAATTCACCTGCCATAGCAGTTAAGCTATTGACAACACCCTCGACTTGCTTTATAAGTTGTGCTATAACCTTTTCGACAATCTCTAGTACAGTATCTTTAATCTTCTTTAATACAGCGGTCAGAGTAATCGATTTCGCAAGCTTAATCGGGTCCTTCTCTGCTAAGTTCTTAATGTCAGCAATGAGTTCTTGTGCTGTATTGATAAGAGTAAAAAGTCCACCTAGTTGAGCAAAGATATTCGTAAATGCTCCACAGAGTCCACTTGATATAGACTTGCCTAGATTCGTATTCAGATAATAGTCAAGGTCTCCAAGATAGGAGTCCAGAGGGGCTGATAGATTGTCACCCATGACAGTAGGAGACCATGCGCCCACTGCTGAGAATATTCCATCGATATCTTGATTCTCAGATACGATAAAGTCAGCTATCTCAACAAACGTTAACGGACCTTGTGAATGTCTATCACTAAGTGTATTATAACTGGATATATCTATCTTGTCAAGTAAATTATTCGTAGAATTTGTTAAATCTACTAAAGTTTGTCTATCTAATCGCTCAATTGGATTGGCATTCAGATCAACTAGCTTCGTATAGTCATCAATCTCCTTGAATACATCAGAGGCATCCGTAAGCAACGTAGCATCAAAGCGAGATGCCAATGGTGTTGTTGATTCACATAAAGCTGTCATAGTTCTATCCTAATGCCTGATTATTGTAGTACGAGTTAATACTACCTACTGTTATCTTACCATCTGCTCCAACCCATCCTGGATTCTGTTCATATGCTCTAGAGCCAGGCTCGTATACTTCGTACCCATCACCTCGAGAGGCATAACCTGGTGCGGCTTGCATAATCCCTAATGATCCACCTCTATAGTCAAACGCATCAAGATATTGATCATATACAGCAAGTTGTTCAGAAGCACTCATGTTCTGTATCTCACCTGTCGTATAACCTAACATCTCGGCAGTCGATGGTATGAATTGGAATAAGCCTGTAGCACCACTATCACTATTTAGTGCAGTTGTGTTAAAATTACTCTCGCCTTGCATTACTCTATACAATTCTTCTTTTGTCAAGCCTGGATACTTCTCTAGCATCTTCTCTAGTTGTTCTTGGAATGCGGGATCGTTATCGAGTGCTGCCGCAGACGCATAGTTACTTCTTGATGGTACTGCTGTAGCGGCATTCTTAAATGAAGGTGTAGTAGGCGCTGTTGCTCCATCTGTCGTGTCATCACTCATACGACTTGTAGATGGTGGTGGTCTTCTTGTTCTGAAGTTAGCTTTTGTAGTGTGTCCTACAGGAACACGACTCGCAGGTATATCTCCAGGGTTGACAACTGTGGCAACTTCTGTTATACTTAAAGGAGGTATAGAAGCCGTACCAGATTGAACTAGCTGTGGTGCTAATGATGCAGTCACAGTACCAGCGGCTAATCCACTCGTTGCAGAGGCTGTACCACTACCAATATTGACAAGAGTACCGTCGATATTCACAAGTGCACCAGCACCAATACCGACTTGCGCTCCCGAAGCAATATCTAATGTACCAACAGACTTGATACCTAAGGCAGCTCCTGCGTTGATTCCAAGCGCACCTATAGCATTAATATTCATTGTAGTAAGAGAGTTCATACGCAAAGATGTCGTACTATTAATGTCAATCCCCAGATGACCAGCATCAGGAAAAGGTAAAGTTTGTGTTGACACAGCGGGTATACCTGTGCTATGTATCTTCGTATATGCGGAACTATACAGATTCATCTTATAACTGTCAAGATGTACATCACCAAATAATGCTTGTCCATATATGCCACCCTGATTCAATACAGTACCAGCTTTCATTTTAATATTGGCATTAGCGGCTAAGTTAATATCATCACTCGTAGCAAAGAGTCCTACTTTACCACCAGAGATGTTCGTACCAGCGGCAGCATCGATATTCGCAGATCCTCTTGCGACAACATTAAAGTTCTCACATTCGATATCAAGATCGCCATTAATCCATACTTTACCAGAGCCTCTTTCAACTCTGAGTGACCAGTCACCTCCCACATTCGTATGAGAGTCTAACTCAGTATGGTTCATTGTAAAGCCTTCGGAACTATTATAAGTGTCTCCAAAAGACTTGACAAGGATCGTTCCATGTGCATCAATCTGTATAGCAGAACCAGAGGCATGTGAGATAAGAATATACGTCCCATCGCCTTCTCTACTATCACTTAATACAACATAGTTATTATCATTCTTACTGGTATAGATTGTATTGTCAAGATTCTTTTCTGGTGATATAATAGGTGGTTCATTCCAATCTTCGCCATCAATTGCACTCTTAATACCATTACGTTGACTTGCTGCCTGTATAGGTCCCTGTCCAATCTCTGCATCTTCACCACCTAGATGTCTATGTAAAGGAGGCTTACCATACTTAGGTATAGACTCAACAGGCACATAGTTCGCTTCATTAGGCGCACCAGCTTCAGGAGGTAATTGTAGATTGACACCAGGTACTCTTCCCATTACCATAGGGTGTTGAGCATCGTCACCGTCCATAAAGAATCCAAAGCACCAGTCTCCTACTTCAGGTATCTTCTGCACACCACCATATGAGCCATCAAGCACAATCGCCCAGGGCAAATCAGCAGTAGGCATTGCTTGCTTGTCTTCTGTATGAATGCCAAACGCTCGTATCTTCACACGCCCATCGTTAGTGGCATCTTGACGGTCTTCTACGACTCCCACGAACCACAATAGGTTTCTAAATCCAGCCACTATCTCTTCTCCCTAAATAAGGCACGGTCATTCGTATCAGATAGGCCGCCCTTTGTCAAGCTAATCATCTGTTCAAAGGAGTCCTCAAAGAAGACATTCGTTATATCTGTCACCATATAAAGCCCATCTCTCTTTGGATCTGGACCTCTCGTTTCACCAACTTCTACAACGTCTACCATTAAAAAAATAACCATTCCTGGAATCAACTGGTTTCGACCCCTAACAGAGCAATTAATAGCATATTTCTTCATTGAGTTCATAAATAATTTCTTTGAATTAATTACCTCTCGATAAAAAGGATAATGACGATTGATTCCTCTGTCTTGTCCTGGTACATTATAGTCTTTTATTGCGTATACTTCGTCTATCACAGGCATAGAATTAGATAAAAAGTCACTGGTATGAGGTATCTTCAACTCATCTATAGGCATATTGTCTAATATATCCTCGAGTTGAGTAATTGTCCTAGACGTTGTGCGATTTAATAGGTCTATCTCTAGCATTGATGTCTTGTATTCGCCATTGCTGATCTCATTTAATGTATTAGATGGATTACCATATGCAATATTCGATACGACTTGTTGATTTCTTATCTGACCCATTGGTGTGTTGTCATCGTTTATCTTTGTTGTGTAGAATAATAGATTGTTTTCGTCTATTGTTTCCTTAGTCTCTACCATACCTTTGTACTTTTCATATAGATATTCAGGTGTACAGAAATAAAAGTTTTCTTTTGTTTCGAAAAATAAATAATTATTAGTAGAACTCTCACCGCCGTAGGCTTTTCTGGCGAGGAAACTCATCGTCTGGGCGGGCGTTAGGCTCGGAATTGCAAAGGTGTGATTCCCTACTGTGGGTTCGACTTCGATTGTCTTATTACTTGTATCATAATAGGTATCGAATACTGTCTTTACCATATCTGATATAGGTTGATTCGCAAATGATTGGCGCACATCATCTTGATGGGCAGTTAAATGTTCTCTTGATGTGAAATTAATTCGATACGATAACATATCATCTTTATTATCATACGGGCTTAGATCACCTACACCATAACAAAAGAATTCTTTTCTCTGCTTATCACCATAAAAGTCTATCCATTCTATTGTAACGATCTCTTCACCAATAATAGGTAGAGTACGCATAATGCCTTCTGCATCTAATATGTTTGCCGAGCCATTAATATTGGTACGAAACATACTTTCATTGATCTGCCACTTTGTAACGATACGATTTAATTCAATACCATCATCAGCCGAAGCAGTCATCGGTCTTATTTTAAATGAAATAAGTTCGTAGAAGCCTGCTTCAGTAGCATGTTTATTACTTGCCATTTAATTTTCGCTCTAATAAATTCGATATCTCACCCATGTACGCTTTATTAAATAATTGGATCTGGCGTCTTTCTTCATTTAATCTAAATTCATAGTCATAAAT